TCTAAAAACCTCATTTGATCGTCCCATGTGGGTGTCCGACCAAACTCCACCTTTCCGAACTGTGGAACTTTATCCATAATATGTTTCTTATCGAACTTCACTTGTTTCCTAAAGTTTAATTAAACACGCCTAAGATTTTGAACCTATATTATATTTCGGACACAATTCCCACTCATCTTTGTCTCGATGCGAGATAATCTTGATTTGTCTAAGGGGAGCACATTCTTCCACCTGTTTCTTATCAACAATCTCAATCAATCCCCAATCTGACAACAGCGTCGCAATTGAGTTTCTTCTTAGAATATCGTTATCTTCGAGATTAGATTTCTTACCGTCAAGAAGAAACAGCTCTTTGAAATGTACAATAAAGTAACGACCCTGTTTGTGTAAAATGTGGCAAGACTGAAACAGTTTATTGTCGTTTCTCGATGCGACTCCAATACGAGTAAGCGTCTCCCGAACCTTCAGAAAATCGTCTGGTTCGTGGAGAATAATTTCCAACATATCATTTGGCGACCATATTTTATTGTTTTCCACCTTTGCATATCCTTTTTTTTATATTTTCAATTTGATCGGTGGTGAGTAGAGGCAGAATGTCTTTGGCTTTATCGTTACTATAACCATAATACTCTTTTACCGCTTCCAAATCATCAACGATTTCAGGTTTCATCCATTTAGAAAATCGTTTTCGTTTTCTCACAATATTTATAAGAAAATCAAATTTGAGTTTGTTATCGGTATGATGATATTGATTCATCACATTAGCTGCCGCGACGGTGTCTGGAAAATAAGAAAGGGATCGATTCACCATATATGAATTGTAACCCTTCTCGGTTTCTTTATTAACGATGATGTTTTCTTTCGTATAGTTTATTGCAGTCACATAATCAAAGGGATTCATATTATTTGAACTCTACATTCGCCATGATCTCGGTCATACACGCGACCAAGTTCAACTCGTGGTCGGCAACAAACGCGTTCTTGTACTGATAGTCTGCGAGAATCAATACAAGTTGAGGTATTGACGCTGGATCTACTTTATCGTACATACTATCATATACATGTCTAAGAACAACCGAAGTGTCTACGTCAACGTTGTTCACAATCCATGATCGCATTTTCTTAAAGTCCTTTTCTTTCAAGGATTTAAAAAGCGCTTCATAATTTTCGCTGTTGGTATTCTGAACGAATATCGCATCAATAGAACCACTCATGGTAGCGCGTTGCAGTTCGTTGAGTACGCGTCTCCAATCCGGAGCGTGTCTCATTATCAGTTCTGCCACACCCTTCATGGTAGATTGTGTTGTCTCGATCCCTTCTTCCTTCAGAATAAACTTCACTCGATTCATAAACTGTTCGCAAAGAACTACCGAATCTTTTTTCGAAGTATTGAATTCGTAAACCCCGCATCGAGAATGGAGTGGTTCAATGATTCGATTCTTGAAATTGCAAGTAAGAATGAATCGACAGTTACCCGAAAACTCTTCGATGAATCCGCGAAGTGCGGGCTGCGTCGATTGAGGATTCAGATAATCCGCCTCATCAAGGATAACTACTTTTAGATCTCCGCCCAGAGACACTGAAGAAGCAAAACGTTTAATCTTACCCCTTAACGTGTCAATATTGCCTTCTTCAGATCCGTTGACAACAATATAGTCTAGGTCAAGCGTCTTACAAATTGCCTTCGCGACAGTTGTTTTGCCGAGACCTGCTGTTCCAGTGAACAGCATGTTCGGTAATTCACCGCCATCGACAATGGTTTGAAACGTTTCTTTTAGACTTTTGGGTAAGATACAATCTTCGATTGTCTGTGGTCTGTATTTTTCGACCCACAAATATTCATCGCGCATTTATTCGCCTCATAATATAAAAATAAACAATTAAGAATCTGATTCTTGAGATTCCAACATTTGAATCAAAGAGATGCATTGATCTCGGAGTTGTCCGATGGTCGCCAGTTCTTCGCCGCGAAACCCGCCTCGCCCCGCTACTGTGTCGATCACGGCAACGGTACTTCGACTCACACGATTCACCAGTTCTACCATTTCTTTATTTTCTTCTTTTGCCATGTTTATGCTCCGTAAGCGCTAGTTTTTTCAAGGGCTATCCAGTATTCAATACCAGACTCTTTATTCACAAAATGTGAAATTAGTTTAGAAGAGATTTCGACATCATAATCACCATCAATCATCTTCAAGTTAGAGATGTTAAACACAAATCTAAATTCTTCTGCTTCAGAAGTGCCTACAACATCTGTTGAGAATGCGTTTGACGTGCGATCGTTGTTGTCTACAACACTTAGCGTTGTAATGCCATTTGTCATCGACACGGTCATCTCTGTGTGACCCAGCACGGACGCGGCTCGTTTCACATTAGAAAATGTTTGACGGTCAAGAACGAATTTCACCTCAGACGCGGGCATGATAATATCTTTCTTTGGTGTGGTCAGAATTTCTGGGCTAGTGTAGTGATACTTTATTCGTGTTCGACCAGTACCGTCACTGACCATCACAAAGTTATCCTCAAAGGTCAATCGAGGAGAATCAATAAACGAGATTGTGCTCAGAAATTCGTTCAGATCGTAGATACCAAACGATTTCGGAAAGGTAACATCAAGTTTACAAGAACTCAAAACGTTCTTGGCTTCAGACACGGTTTTCACCACGTCCCCTGCTTCGATAACAATATTTGAGTTGATGCTGGCGTAATTTTTCAAAACATCAAGCATCTGGCTAGTTGGAAATAGTGAAGATTCTTTCATAATAATATCCTATTGGTTTTTACAGTTGTCGTACTAATTATATAAAATAATTAACTTATTGTCAAGCAATTTTCGAAAAGTTTTTCGATTTAACAAACTCGATTTTAGATTCAAACTTACCATCTAAAAGTTCGCCTTTGTGCGATATAATGAAAACACTAGTGTCTTCGTCAAGCGTGTCAAGAATCTGTGTTAGATTATCCACACCATCCGCATCGAGAGACGAATCAAAAGTCTCGTCAAGAATCAGTAGATTTGTTGCCACTGAATTCTTCATCTTAGCGATTTGTCTCCAAGTAAATAGTAGCGCCAAGTCGATGCGTTGTTTCTCGCCTTCAGAGAACGAATCATATGAAAATTCATCTCGGTGACGCGACTTTATAGATTCCTTAAAGGTATCGTCGAGGTGAAAGGACACAAAGAAGTCGAGCACCTGAAGATACTTGTTGACAAGATTATTGATCACAGGCAAATATTGTTTGATAATCTTGGTCTTGATACCCGTATCTTTCAACAGTTCAGTAATAACAGCATTATACGCACCGTCATCTACCAGCTGAGAGCGCTCTTCAGTGAGAACACTTTTTTTATCTAGGTGGGTTTCATATTGTTGTTGCGCTTCTTCAATACTACCAGTCTCGTTCTCAACGTTTCGAATTTCTTCCTGTAGTTTCGCGATACGATTCTGGTGCATACGAATCTCCATTGCGATCTGAGATTCTTTATTGATTTCTTCTTGTATTCGACCAAGTTCGTCTTTCAGACCAACCAGTCGTTGCGTGAATTCGACGATCTTGGAGTTTGCTTCTTTTCTTCCCTTGTCGAATTGGGCGTGTTTTGCTCGGGCGGATTGTGTTTTCTCCGATTTAAGTCCTTCTCCAATACTTTGATCACAGGTGGGACACGTGTCGTTATTTTCATAAAATTGTATCTCTTTTAACAATTCTCGTTGTTTGATCTTGAATTGATGATCGTACTTCTCTATTTCTCGAAGTTTTTTATTGAATTCTCCGATTTGATCCTCTAGAGGATCGGTGGACATTTCATTGATCGTGCCTTTGGTCAACATCAATGTGTTGATCGCGTCTTCGAGTTGTGCGATCTCGTTGAGTTTCTCGGTTTTCTGCGTCTGATTCAACTGTTGCAGTTTCTTGAGGTAACTTTTCTGCGTCTTCAGTTTCTCTTCGACCAACTCTAACTCGGAACGACTTGCGCGATCCTTCTCCCTGAGAATCGACACGCGTTCTTTCAGAATACCATTCATCTTCGAAAAGACATTAATATCCAATAGATCTTCGATCACTTCGCGCCGATGCTGTGCTGGCAATTGCATGAACGGAATAAACGAACTGCTACCCAATACAACGATCTGGTGAAACGACTTATGGTTTAGTTTCAGAATATTCTGTTCAAGGAGTTTCTGATACTCTTTGTTGTGGCTATCCTGATTGACTAGTATGTCGTCTTTCCATATCTCAAACTTATTTGGTTTCACTCCACGAATGATCTTGTACTTCGAAGGTCCAATCTGAAACTCCACCTCAACTAACATTGCCTTATTATTGATAGAATTCACCAATTGGTTCTTGTTGATATTACGGTGCGCTTTTCCGAAAAGGGCGAACGACAACGCGTCCAGTAGAGTACTCTTTCCCGCGCCGTTCTGACCAACGATCAGAGTCGATCTAGATCGGTCCAATTGTATTTCTGTGAACGCATCGCCCGTAGACAAGAAGTTACGGTATTTCAGCGTTTTGAACTTTATCATACCAATTCCATCGTCTGAGCTTCAATCATCAATTCGTGTACCATCGACTTA